TTTACAATGAGAAATGGAATCCTCTTGATCAAGAAGAACCTAAACCTGAAGAACTTACTATAATGGAAGAAATCGAACCAATTGGTAATAGGTTAATTGCTTTTGATGGATATCATATGCATACTGGACACAATCCATCAAAACATTCAAATAGAATTCTTATTAATACTAACTTTGCACTATGATCGAAGTTTTTGATAATTTCTTTTCAGAAGAAATTCATAATGAAATCTTCGATTTACTTACCAGACCTATGTGGTCCTTCACTGGTGGGCAAGATACTAGTCCCTTCTGGCATATGGAGGCACTAGATCAAGAAGAATACTTTAGTGAGTTTCTTTACGGTATAATTAAGAAAAAACTTAACATTGATTATAGAACTGGAAGAATCTATGCAAACGGTCAAACTGCTGGTCAATCTGGATCTGCACACATAGATGATAATGATTTCACTTTTTTATATTATCCAAATACAATTTGGAAACCTGAGTGGAAAGGTGAACTTATTTTTCTAGATAATGATAAACAACCATTCAAGGTTGTTGGATACAAACCAAATAGAGCACTTCTATTTCCTGGTAGAATACTACACTACGCCAATGGACCAGATCGATTCTTTGGTGGTATGAGAATCTCCTTAGCATATAAATTATGGAACTAAAAGACTGGTTGAATTCAATTAATCAAACCAAAGAGAACTTGATTGATGAAGACCCATCACTTGAAAAGGAGTTTCCTCCTTATATTGTCAATCGTTGTTTCTCAGGTCATCTTGATGCAATTATGTTTGCAAATGAGATGAACCAGTATCATTTCCTCCCAAAGAAACTTCAATATGATTTTTATCTAAATAGTCTGAGGAAAAAGAAGAGATTTTCTCCCTGGCTCCGACAAGATAAAATCAAAGACCTTGATTATGTCAAACGTTATTATGGTTATAGTAATGAAAAGGCAAAGCAAGCTTTGAAGATTCTCACAGAAGAACAACTTAACGTTATTAAAGCTAAATTTGATACTGGAGGAAAAAGATGAGCGTGGTTCAAGAACCCGAAGTGAAGTGGTCGCCTGAACAAATGGTTGAAGTGGTTCTGAATGAACCAGATGACTTTTTGAAGGTCCGTGAAACTTTGACTCGCATCGGAGTGGCATCAAGGAAGGAGAAGAAAATCTATCAATCCTGCCACATTTTACATAAGCAAGGAAGATATTTCCTTGTTCATTTCAAAGAATTGTTTGCTCTGGACGGCAAGCACGCTAACCTTACGGTTAATGATGTCCAGAGACGCAATCGCATCGCTCAACTGCTTGCAGATTGGGGTCTCATTGGTATCGTAGATGTCACTAAGATTCAAGATATCGCTCCGCTTAATCAGATTAAAGTACTTGCTTATAAAGACAAGCAAGACTGGATTCTTGAAACTAAGTACAACATTGGGGCGAAGAAGAAAAAGGTAGAAGCAGAATAAATATCTAAAAAGGCATTATAATGTCTCAGAGATCTGCTATCCTAATAGATAACTTTCTTCCAGAAGATACATTCAATAATATAGCACTGACAGTTGCTCAATCTCCTGCATATAGGGATGGCAAAGTTCATGACTATATTAGAGATGACTTTTGGAAGAAAGTTACTCTTTTAGTCCTTGCTAGGATGAAAGAGATTGGTCTCCATAGAGATCATTTTTTTGCTGCAACGGAGATAACAAACTTTTCATATAATCAATTTCGTCCACAAAATTATGGGCATGGAAACTTTAATGGACCACATATGGATAATGGTTCATATGTTTATTACATTCATCCTCACTGGGATGAGAACTGGGAGGGTAAGTTAAAACTTACTGAAGCAGTGGAAGAACAATATAGGAATGGTATTCATGCCACTCCAAACAGATTTATTTGGATGAATCCAGATGTTATTCATGATGTAACTACAACATCTTCTGATGCGGAACATGCTAGAGTAACTAACTTGGGATTTCAAGGTGGATGTTTTGATGAGAATCCAGTTGGAGTAGATTACATAAATATTTTTACTAACTGAATTAGTGTCTTATAGTGGCAAGGAATAAGTTCAAGGCAGCATTAAATCATATTAAGTCTACAGATGTAGACGAAAAAATTCAGCGTCTTAATGAATCTCCTACTAATAGTATGAGTGGAGTTTATGATCTGAGTCCTCAGGGTCAAAGGTATGGTGCAAAGAATCCACCAAAGACATTTTATTCTAATTTAGATGGAAGTTGGCCAGCTGGTGTTCCTGGAACTCCTGGAGAAAGAAAATATGTAAGACCTATTGGATATTGGGAAGAAGGACCTGGAGCAACTCCTTCTGTTCAGCATGATGAGATTATTGAACTTGATTTTTCATATGATACCCAAACTGACGATCCAAGAAATACAAAGACTCTGATTGATGAAACTACTGGGCGTGTGAAAACTGAACTTCCCCCCAATAGTAGAAGTTTTATCTTGGGTCCTCTTGTTGACTTATATTTCCATAATCATAGTAATGATAATCGTACATTTGTTGGATATATTCAAAAAGATACTAGAGAGTTTGTCTTACTTGGATATGTTCATGGTAGATGGGGAAATGATAATAATGGTAATTTAATTTACCAAGATGGATTTACATCTGGGCGTATTTGGAATGGAGCGGAAAGTGGTTTTGTAGCGACTAATCCCAATTTTACATTTGACATGCTTCAGTGGCATCATGAAAGACTTAAGGAAGGGAAGTTTGTAAAGAACGTTTCTTTTTTCAATTCTGGTGGAACTCCTGTCATAAGTGGCGGTGGTGGAACTGGGCAACCAGCAGGAACTACTCAGGGTAATGTTAGTGGTACTCCTACAAGTGGTGATGCTGGTAATAACGGAGATGCTGACCAAACTCATGGATCTGGTGGAAATCCAGACATTGGAACTCAACAGAATCCTCCTGTCACTGGAGATCCTGAAGAAGCAGGATTCCCTTGGGATTTGCTCAACAAGGCGATGGAGGCAGGTGAAGATGCTTTCAATGCATTAATGAATATGACTCCAGGGCAGAAGGCAGAACTTGTCATGACTGCTCTGGATATTGGTCTTGATATTGCTGCTGTTGCTGGTATTCTTTTCCCAGAACCAGGAACAACTGCTGCTGGTCTTGCTAGAATGGCTACTCGTCTTGGATTTAAGGCAGGTAGTGCTGCTATGAAGGGTGCTAGAGCAGCAAGAGGTGCCGCTGGACTTGCTAGAAAAGTTGGTAGAGGTGCCGCTCAAAGTGCTAGAAACAGAGTAGCAAGAGGTGCGCTGAACCCATTTGGACAACGTACTGTTCGCTCTGGTGCTGCTGGAAGGCAAAGAGTTCCTGTTTATTCTGGACGCTCTGGAACTGGTCCGATGAGAAATGCTCCAGGAAAAACTGTATTTGCTTCTCCAACACAGGGAAGAACTGGAAGAAGAGTTGCTGGTGGATTTGCTCAAAAAAATCAAGCAACAAAAGGCATTCCTGGTGCTCCAGAACGTGGAAGCACTGTTTACAGGGGTGAGGTTCCACAGAGATATATTGATAAGTATGGAAGCAGATCCATGCAGGGATTTAGACAGATTAAGATGTCTAAAAGTGCTGCAGACAAAGCATTTAGAAGAGCAGTAGGTGGACCACGGACTCGCGCAGTAGGTGAATACACTCGCGCAGTAGGTGGACAGGGTGGTCGTCCGTTTAGTAGAAGAATAAGAAGAGAAGAAGTTGAACTCCTAGAACTCTTCCTTACTGAGGTAGCGACACCTACACCTACAGTAGAGACTCCTCCAGTAACTCAGGGAGCAAGAGAGTCTGCACAGCAAACTGCTGATGCTACTGCTGATATGATTGCTCAACAATATCCTAAAGAGCAAGTAGCAGAATTTGCTCTTGATGCTGAGTCTGCTGCCGAGTATGAGACAACCAAAGATACTAACATTCAGGATCTCCTGAATAAAGCACCAGGAACTCTTACTCCATATGAAGAGCAAATCCTACTTGATGCTGGATTTGATGATTATGTTAGGGGTGGAATGAAGGGAACTGATCTTATCGGTGACCTCACTACGCTTGGATTATCTTTTGCTGCCGCAAAAGCAATCCTGCCATTGCTCATGAAAGTTGGTGGAAATTTTGTGAATCTTATTTCTCATGAGCATGGTATGAGAGCAATCACTGATGCTGCTTATAAGACATTTCAACAAACTGGACAGATGCCACCTTGGTATCACTGGGCATTTTGGAAGTTACTTCCTCAATCAACTTTGAATGCTTTCGCTAAGATTGCTGGAACTACTCCCGCTAAGAGTATTCTTGCCACTGAAGGAACTGCTGCTGGAAAAGCTGCTTTACACAACGTACTAAAACCTGCTGCTTTGGTTGCATTCTTCACTAAACTACTTAGTGGAGATCAAAGAGGTGCTGAAAATCTTTTAGAAACTGGCATAAGAGATGTAGTTGAACAAGATATTGAATCTGGAAGTTATGATTTAATTAACGCATTCTATGATGAAGTTGGTGCAGAAGGATTTGATAAGTTGATGAATGTATATGGGGATCAAATAGAAGGATTTAATGAAAAGAATGATAGACTAGATGAATTATATGATCCAGAATACATTGGAGGAATTCAAAATGAGATAGACGAAATAGATTCACGATATAATTCTAGAGGTGGAAGTTGGTCAGAAAATGGTGTTCGTATCTATGGAGATGCTAATTGGGGTGGACAATTAACTAAGCAGAGTTTTGAAAGTTCAGGACAATCTTTTGAGGAATTTGATGCTCTAAGAGCACAACTTGGATTCTTCAATGGTGATAAAGGTCCAAATGAGTATGGTCAATATCCGCTCATAGGTTGGTGGCAGATTATGAATGCCGAAGAGAATGGACATAAACCAGAACAATTTACTGGGATTGCACATGAAATAGTCTCAAGATCCTATAAAATGGATGAGATTCGCAGTAATCCAAATTATCCTCGTGAGGGTAGAAACATTTATAATAATGAAGCAGATTATAATGAAGCAATGAGACTTCAAGATGAATATAGCAAATTGCTTGATGAGTACATAAAACTGTGGGAAGGACCTGGTGGATATGATGAAATATCGAACAAAGCATGGGACTTCGATAGAAGAAGTCAAGAGATGATGAGAGAAAATGCAAGAGAAGCAGCTAAGAGAAAACAAGAATTAGAATCTCAATTAGAAAATCTTGTAAAGGAGCGAGATGAATTATCAGAGGAAGTTTTTGACTTATATGATCAAATATTCATAGAGATGGTTGTTGATCATATGATGAAAAAACCAGATACTCAATTCCCAACTAATTTTAGAGTATCTCAGGGATTACCATATACTGATGAGGATGATGCATTTGATGATCCTTACTATAAAGGTCCACCACCTGATTTGGATGATGATTCTGATTTCGATCCAAGCACTTTTGATTATGCTGGCGGAGGAACTCCCGATCAAATTGCATCATTGATTGCAGCAACTGCTAAGAGAAAAGAGGAAGAGGAAAGGAAGAAGAGAAACGTAACTGCTTCTTTCAAACAATCTGGACAATTTATTTCAGAAGATCGTAAGAAGTTGCTTAGAGAAATCAAGCAACCTCTTAATGAAGTTGGTGAATTACAACCACAAAAATTGAAGAACTATAGACCCAACTTCAAAGGTAGATATGTTCCTCAGAACACACCTGATGTTACTGCTTCTAAGGAAGCTAACGATATGGTCAGAGCAAAGAATGCTGCTGGTCAGACTTGGAGAGAGTCGGATAAGTATTGGGGTGGATATGAATCTCAGGAGAGAGCAAACGTAATTTATGACCACGTTGGTCATGGTCAACTATACTGGGATGAAATTGTCGCTAATAACCAGGGTAAGAAGACTTCTAGAGATCGTGAGATCCAAGAAGAACTCAACAAGAAGTACTCTTTGATTGCTGAGAAAGAGATGACATCTATTGCTGAGCAAGAAACACTTGATGCTCCTAAGGATCCACTCTTTAAAAAGGTTAGAAATAAACTGAGAGATAAGATTGATTATCAAGACAAACCATCTAAGTTGGGATATCCAAATACTCCACCAAAAGAACAGGAACAAGGTTATCATCCTGACTATGGTAAGAGAAAGGACTACTACAAAAAGTTAGATCCACATAGTGCTGATGCCATGCCCGAAACTGGTGATTTAGATACTGATGATACTGTAGAAAAGCAGAAGACCTTGCGTGGTTTATATGCAAAGCATCAGAGGAGGGTGCAGGGTACCATGCATCTGGTAAACCGAACTCCTAATTTTTAAAAGCGTGCTATAAATATGTGTGATTGCCTTCGGGGATCACACAATACAAACTCGCTTTTAAAGGAGCTAATAACCATGGGGAACTTAATGAAGTTTCATACGAAGGATCTTCCTGAGCTGATGGACCGTATAAATAGGTACAGCATCGGCATGGATGATTACTTTGACCGTCTCGGAACGCTGCACGAGACACAGACTAATTACCCGCCTTACAACCTAGTTCAACTAAGCAACGTAGAATATCGCTTAGAACTAGCACTCGCTGGATTCAAAAAAGAAGAGATCAATGTCTACACACAAGACGGAAAACTTTTTGTCGAAGGACGAAGAGAGGATACAGAATCTGGAGCAACATACGTCCATAGAGGAATGGCTCAAAGATCTTTCACTAGAACATGGACCCTCAGTGACGAGACGGAAGTTAGATCAGTTAGCTTTGAGGATGGGCTTCTAACTATTGATTTAGGTAAAGTTGTACCAGAGCATCATCAGAGAAAAGATTATCTCTAAATACTAACGAATATCGTCGCCGCAGGGGGCAACTGGCAAAATCCAGTTGATTCCCCTCTTTTTTTGTGTTAAAATATATTGACTCTATTGTTATTATATGCCCTGGTTGAGTCTAGCAATTTTGTTCCCGATTGTTTGTTCACTCGGGATCTTTTTTCTTCCTGAGGGAAACAAAGTGGTCAAGTGGTATTCACTTGGCGTTACACTAATTACATTTCTGATTACGGTAGCAGGATACATCAAAGGTTATGATCCTGATATTAGTAGTCTGCAGATGGCAGAGAAATATTCTTGGGTTCCGCAACTAGGTCTTTCCTGGTCTGTAGGAGCGGATGGTCTCTCAATGCCTCTCATTCTGCTTTCTAGTTTCATTACAAGTCTAGCGGCACTTGCTGCTTGGCCAGTTACATTCAAACCAAAACTGTTTTACTTTTTACTCCTACTGATGGATGGTGGACAGATTATGGTCTTTGCGGTACAAGATCTCATTTTGTTTTTCCTGTCTTGGGAACTTGAACTTGTGCCTGTCTATCTGATGATCTCTATCTGGGGTGGTAAGAAACGCCAGTATGCCTCTACAAAGTTCATCCTATACACTGCTGGTAGTTCTCTGTTTATTCTACTAGCAGGACTTGGGATGGGATTCTGGACTGGAACTCCCAACTTTGAATACACTTATTTGATGCAACAGGGATTTCCACCTAACTTCCAACTCTGGTGTTATGGTGCATTCTTGATTGCTTTTGGTGTAAAACTGCCGATTGTTCCATTCCATACTTGGTTGCCTGATGCTCACGGAGAGGCAACCGCACCAGTTCATATGCTGCTTGCGGGTATCCTACTCAAGATGGGTGGATATGCTCTTCTGCGATTCAACTGTCAACTTCTCCCAGAAGCACATAAGGTATTCGCACCAGCACTGATTATTATGGGTGCTGTGAATATCATCTACGCAGCACTCACATCTTTCGCACAGAGAAACCTTAAACGAAAGATTGCTTACAGTTCAATCAGTCATATGGGATTCGTATTGATCGGTGTTGGTAGTTATAGTGCTCTTGGAACAAGTGGTGCGATGCTCCAGATGATTAGTCATGGATTAATTGGTGCCTCTTTGTTCTTCCTGGTGGGAGCAACCTACGATAGGACACACACTCTACAACTTGATGAGATGGGTGGAGTTGGTAAGAGTATGAAGGTTATGTTTGCCCTGTGGGTGATGTGTTCTATGGCGTCACTTGCCCTGCCTGGTATGAGTGGATTCATTAGTGAACTGATGGTCTTCACTGGATTTGCTACCGATACTGTGTATGCTCTTCCATTCCGTGTCGCACTTTGTCTTGTATCCGCTATTGGTGTTATCCTCACTCCGATCTATTTGCTTTCAATGCTTCGGGAAATCTTCTACGGTAAACCAAATGCAGAACTGGTCGCTCACACCAATCTGGTTGATGCCGAACCCCGTGAGGTTTATATTGTGAGTGCTCTCCTGGTTCCTATCATTGTGATTGGATTGTATCCCAGGATTATGACAGATACATATAAAAGTTCAATTGATGCGTTGGTTGCTCGCGATAAAGCAGCATTAGTTCGCCCACAATTGGTTCGGACTTTTACCCCACCAACCGTCTAACTATGCTATAATACGCGGAGGAAACAAATTAGTCATGGCAGTTAAAATGATTCTCCTGAAAACAGGAGAGACTCTAATCACTGACGCCAAAGAGGTGGTTCAGGAGGAAGAGGTTCGTGGATATATGTTTGATCAACCTCAGATTGTCATCTCTCAGGAGAAGACTATGTTGATGGAATCGGAAACAAAACACTCTAATTATGAATTGGATATCATTCTCAAACCCTGGATGATTCTTTCTAGTGATAAAGAGTTTGTAGTTACTACTGATATTGTTGCTACTATCTGTGAACCTTTGGAATCAATCAGAGAAATGTATGATTCTAAAGTAAATCCAATTCCCGTATCTGAAACTGAGGTTGTAAATGGCTGAGAATATTAAATGCCTCATGTTGGGCACTACAACTATTGTTATATCTGAGGTCGAAGAACTTGCTGCAGAGATCGGTGATCCTGATTGTAAGTTAATCAAACCTTATCGATTCTTGGGGATTGATAAGATGGAGCCATGGGTTGAGGCTTCCAATCAGAGTGAATTTATGATACGATCTAGTGATATTCTTACTATCGCAGATCCAACTCCAGAAGTCGTTGAAGCGTACTTGAAACTTACAGAATGAGATTTTACACGAACGTCCAAATGGTCGGGGATCACTTCTTGGTCCGTGGTTATGAAAATGGTCAACATTTCATGACTCGGGAGAAGTTTTACCCGACTCTTTTTGTTGAAGCGAAAGGAAAAACCAAATACAAAACCCTTGAAGGTGATTATGTTCAATCAGTTGAACCTGGAACTGTTCGTGAATGTCGTGAATTTATCAAGCGATATGATGGCGTAGATAACTTCAAGATCTACGGAAACGACAGGTACATCTATCAGTATATCTCTGAGAAGTATCCTGAAGAAGAAATCAAGTTTGATACTACAAAGATTAAAATCTCTACGATTGATATTGAGGTCAAATCTGAAAATGGATTCCCTGACGTTGAGTCTGCTGCAGAAGAAGTTCTCCTCATCACAGTGCAGGACTATACTACCAAACAGATTCGTACCTGGGGTCAGGGACCTTTCAATAACAAACAGCAAAACGTCATCTATAAAGGTTTCTCTACTGAGTATGAACTCCTGAATGATTTCATCAACTGGTGGATGATTGAGGATAATACTCCTGAAGTTCTGACTGGTTGGAACAGTGAACTGTATGATATGCCGTATTTGGTGCGCCGTATCGATAGGATTCTGGGTGAGAAGTTGATGAAGCGTATGTCTCCTTGGGGACTTGTTACTGAAAAGGAAACGTATATTGCTGGTCGTAAACACATTTCTTATGATGTTGGTGGTATTACGCAACTTGATTACCTAAATCTTTATAAGAAGTTCACTTATAAGGCGCAAGAATCCTATCGACTGGATTATATTGCGAGTGTCGAACTTGGACAAAAGAAACTTGATCACTCTGAGTTTGACACTTTTAAGGACTTCTACACAAATGGGTGGCAAAAGTTTGTAGAATACAATATCATTGACGTGGAACTTGTTGACCGTATGGAAGACAAGATGAAACTGATTGAACTAGCAATCGTTATGGCGTATGACGCTAAAGCGAACTATGCTGATGTGTTCTCTCAGGTTCGTATGTGGGATACTATCATTTACAATTACCTCAAGAAGAGGAATATTGTAATCCCTCCCATTGTCCGTTCTGATAAAGACTCTAAGTATGCAGGTGCATATGTCAAGGAACCGATTCCAGGAAAGTATGATTGGGTGGTTAGTTTTGACCTTAATAGTCTCTACCCTCACCTTATTATGCAGTACAATATTTCCCCAGAGACACTATTGGAGGAACGACACCCAGCGGCAACGGTTGACCGAATCCTTAATGAGGAAATAAACTTTGAACTCTTCAAAGACAATGCTGTCTGTGCTAACGGATCAATGTATCGGAAGGATAAGCGTGGATTCCTTCCAGAGTTGATGGATAAGATCTATAAGGATCGCACCATCTACAAAAAGAAAATGCTTCAGGCAAAGCAAGAGTATGAAAAAACTCCAACCAAAGCACTGGAGAAAGAAATCGCCAGATGTAACAACATTCAAATGGCGCGTAAGATTCAACTTAACTCTGCTTATGGTGCTATTGGCAATCAGTACTTTCGTTATTACAAACTCGCCAACGCAGAGGCAATTACTCTATCAGGGCAAGTATCTATCCGATGGATTGAAAATAGAATGAACAAATACCTGAACAAGGTATTGAAAACTGAAGGTGAAGATTATGTTATTGCTTCTGATACCGATTCCATTTATCTTAATATGGGTCCTCTGGTTGACAGTGTATACAAGGGAAGAGAGAAAACTACTGAAGGCGTTGTCACGTTCCTTAATAAGGTGTGTGAGATGGAACTTGAAAAGTATATTGACCGTTGTTACCAAGAACTCGCGGATTACGTAAACGCTTATGACCAGAAGATGTTTATGAAGCGTGAGAACATTGCTGAACGTGGTATCTGGACTGCGAAGAAGCGATACATTCTCAATGTATGGGACAGTGAAGGTGTTCGATATGAAGAACCCAAACTAAAGATGATGGGTATTGAGGCAGTTAAATCATCTACTCCTGCACCTTGCCGTAAGATGATTAAGGATGGTCTCAAACTGATGATGAACGGCACTGAAGAAGATGTTATTGACTTTATTGATAAGTGTCGTAAGGAGTTCAAATCTCTTCCTCCTGAAGAAATTGCTTTCCCCAGATCAGTGTCGGATGTGGTAAAATACCGTTCCTACGCAGACATTTATGTAAAGGGAACTCCCATTCATTGTCGTGGTGCTCTTCTTTTCAATCACTATATTAAGGAGAAGAAACTAACGAATAAATATTCACTCATCAATAACGGGGAGAAAATCAAATTCCTGTATTTGAAGAAACCCAATATTATTCGGGAGAATGTTATCTCATTCATCCAGGATTTTCCACGGG